CTAATTTCCACTGGAGGAGGTTCCATATTTCCACTGGAGGGGGTCAGGCCGATTTTTCGAGTGTTCCTGATTCGTTCTTTTGTGACGATTCGGATACTGTCAAAATTGCCGTCAATACCCCAAAAGTATAGGTTGACAAGGAATTTGGTATAGTGTGATTTATTTACAACGATTCGCAACAAATTAGTGCTTGACATAAAATAATGCTTGCCGAATCGCTTTTGATCGCATAACGCGACGATTCGTAATATGTTACAAGAATCCGTAACAGTCAATTTTTTGTAACACTTCCCAAATTTGGATATGTTACAAGAATCTGTATCGGTCAATTTTATGTAACAAGTGACGCTCATGCCGAATCGTCGCATGGCGAGTCATTTGCTTGTCAAGTCATATCTGCTATGCGTTTTTTGCATAGCTACCTCAAGTTATGCGTTTAATGCTTTGACCTATGCAATTTATGCAAATGTGTCTGAGAGGCTCTCAGAAGCCCCCAGAATCGCCAAACGGTTTTTGCAAGGTCCACTACCTAAAAAACGCTTTGCCCTATTCAGTGACGGTTTTTACTTTAGTTTAATACAAAAGGATAGCCAAATGTTCATTGTTAATTTACGATTCGTTCCTCATTTGTTCCGATTGTTTAATGGTTAAACTATTAAACCATAAAGTTGAATCTTGTGAGTCTTAATGCATCTTTAGGTAGTAATGACGTAACGTCACTTTGCCATTTTTGCCAATGTTCTCGTTTTGTACTCTTGACAAGCAAAACCAAAAACTGCCCTAGCTACGTCCAGACGAAACAACAAACTTTACGGAGTAAACGACATGACAAATCAATTCGCAGAAACAATCGCCAAAGTCACAAGCGTTGCGGGATTCGACAACGTGGCAACGGCGTTGCGCTTTTCTAAATGTCCCGACTCTTTCCGCATTGGTTCCGAACCTTGGGAACAATGGCAAAAAGAAAAGCGTATGTTCTTTAAAAACTTGTTTTGGGAATATCCTCTTGCGGCAACGCTTTGTTATTCTTTGTGCGCCGCAACGGAAGAGGCCTCCTATGATTTGGACTTTTCTCAAATGTCAGAAAACAACAAAGACGAATATTTCGCGCGCTGGTTTTCAATCTTTGGTGACGATTATGCAATGGTTCGTGATTGTGACTATTTTCACGAACACGCCTGCGACATAGATAAACTCTTTAATCTATTATCAAGAGAAACAGACTCTTTCTTGCGCGGTGAAGAGGTAGAGCAGAAGAGTCTTTATCATTACCAAGAGCAATTCGAGAAAGAGGAGCTGGAGTCATTGAGCAGCGATGCTGAATATATGGCGAAACTTGTTGTTTCTGGTGGTGTAGGCCATGAGCTTTGGAGCGCTAAAGACATTGCATATAGTCTTGGCGTTTGGATTGACGATTATGCCCCAGAAAGCTTGTCCAAAATTAAATCAATCAAAAAGTTTAATCTGATCAAACGCCACGTTTGGGATATCTATAACAAATACAAGATTGAAACTTTAAACGGCGTAATCACTAAAATTGAAGAGGTCTAAGATGAGAAACGAGAAACAAGAAAAAGCCCGCTCTAGGTATGTCATTATTTGCCGTTTTATCGAAAATGGCGATTACTTTGAACAGCAATTCAAAACGACTAGCGCGAGTCTTGCGATCAATATGTGGCGTAAATATTGGAATAGTCACGAGTCTGAATGTGTGATTTTTGAGGTGAAGAAATGCTAAAGATACTCTTTAAAATTCAAGTCTTGTTGCTCGTCTTTTTGCTTGGAAAGTTTTCATACGGCTTATCCTTGGATTCAGACGGGTTTGGAATCTTTATCCCGAACATAGGCGGATACCATTATTCACTGATCAATAGTGAAGACTCTGGCCTGTATAATTGAGAGGTGAAAAAATGGACACTTATGAACACATAAGCGAGAACGCTTATCACGACGAAATAGAACGCGATCTTGTGGCATATCTTGTCGGGATTTTACACCAACGCAGAATCCAGAAATATATCGACCGTAAAGACGGTATTTTGATCAAAGAGGGGAAAGAAAATGTCTAATAACGGATTCATACTTTATGAGGGACCATCATTGATTGACGGAAAGCCAATAGTCGTAATTGCAACAATAAAGAGCAATAATCGAAAGACTGGCGCAATGGTCCAAACATGGATCATTCGGAGCGATATCGACCCTATAACAGCGTCAAGAAAAGGTGAAGACTTTTCAATTTGTGGCGATTGTATCCATCGCGGAATCGCGCACGATGGCGACAAGGGACAAGCTAAAGAACGGTCATGCTATGTCATGCTTTTGGCCGTTCTCGCTATCTATAAAGCGTACCATAGCGGCAAATATGAAGACGCAAGAGGGCATGAAAAGACTCGCGCTATTGGTTTGTTGCTTGGCGTCCGTTTGGGTTCCTATGGTGACCCCATGGCTTGCCCGTCTTTTGTGTGGGATAGTTTGACCTCTGGCGCATCTTTTGTGACCGCTTACACCCATCAACAAAACAATCTCAAAGAGTACGTTATGACAAGCGCGGACTCGCTACGTGACGCGGAGTCAGCATGGCAAAGAGGGGAAAGAACATTCCGAGTCATTAGCGCCTTAGACAAGCTCGTGAGAGGCCAAGAGGTACTATGTCCAGCGTCAAAAGAGGCGGGCGAGCGTGTACAATGTGCTGACTGTAAACTATGTGGCGGCGCAAGCGTTAAGGCAAAGAGCGTTGCCATAGTCGCGCATGGTGCAAGCCATGTAACCAGAGCAGCTAAAGAGAGAGTAGAATAATGACCAGCAACAAGACAGAGTTTGATTTTGAATCCATGTTTCGGGATATGAATCTAGTTTGGGGACAAAAACGCAAATGGGATAAGTGCGATATTATTTCAGAGTTTGACTCAACAAATATTACGCTTTCCGAATTGTCCCGTAAATCAGGCTGGACAATAGCAGAGTTAAAAAGCGTTCTGATGGCTTAATCTAATCCCCATACAACAACGAAAAACCCGCTTAGGTATGTCTTAAGCGGGTTTTCTTTTTGGCTATTGTGTGAGGCTCTCTGTGGCTCTCAGGCCATATTCTATTTGTGATCACATTTCAATTGCTTGTTATACTTTTGTGATCACATTTGACTCTGTTCTCTGTTATTTGTGATCACGAATTAAACCTGCCAGATGGTAGGCGATTCGCTATCCGAGCGCATAAATTCCTTTGCTTGTCAAGTACTTTCTTGCGTACTATTCGTTAGTATACAAACGAACTATCCTTTTGCCCCCTTGACATACCCAAGTTGGGACCCTCCATATTCCTACGGGTGATTCGGCTATCCGAGCGTTACCCACCCCATATCCGAAAACAAAAAAAGTACAAAAAAGATTCGTTTGTTATCAACAACTTATAAAAAAGTTGTAAAAATCATGTCTAAGATCCCAAAAAATGCCTGTATATATACATAAGAGATATACTTAAGTATATAAACTATAGTAAATGGGATATATATTAATATATAATATATCCCATAAACTTAAGTATAATACTTAAGTATGATCAATTAAGGATTGATTAACAATTAGCTTAAAGCTAATGAGGGTTTTCCCAAGTCAACCATGACAGATCTTTACGGTATTGTTGTTTTGAGGGACAGTCATGCCGATGCACTTGGGAATTTTAACAATGGTCGATTTTTAATCGACTAACCGTTAGCTGGTAAGCTAACAAGGGGCCGTAGATTGTGACTGATAGCAGAGCATTACCATATAGCGAAGTTGTCGCAAAGAAGATCCGTGAGGGTATTCGTAACGGTGTGTCGATGAAAGACATTATGGGGTCGATACAGAAGTACCAGAATGCCCCACGTTCTACGAATACTCTCTATAAAATCTATGGACAGATGATCTCTGAAGAACGTGCTGAGATTATAGGTCAGGTTGGTGCTGTTGTTGTTCAACAGGCACTTGATGGCGATTTTAAAGCTGCTGAGTTTTATCTACGGTCTAAGGGTGGTTGGTCTCCTACTCAAACTATTAATGAGGTTGAGCAGTCTGAAGACCCCGATCTTGATGAGGGTGCGATAAACACTTTGATGTCGTTGCTTGGAAAAAATGAAGATAACGTCGAGTGATCTTAGGTCACTACCACCCGAAAAACTAAAGCAGGTACTTTCTGAACTAGGCCAGAATAAAGCTGAAGAGCTTAGGTATCTGTGGCCCTTTTGGGCTAGACGAGAGCAGCTAGAGCCAGAAGGTGATTGGAATATCTGGATAGCTCTTGCTGGTCGTGGTTGGGGAAAGACTAGGGCTGGCGTTGAGTGGGTCAGAGAGCAAGTTAAGTCTGGTAAGAAACGTATTGCTGCTGTTGCTCCTACAAACTCAGATATTAGAAGGGTTATGGTAGAGGGTGAGTCTGGCTTCCTTAATGTTTGTTGGAAGGGTGACAAGACACACAGAGGCGGTAAGATGGGGTTTCCTGTTTGGTCGCCTACCAACAGAACCTTAACGTGGGAGAATGGAGCTAAGGTAGAGTTCTATTCTGCAGAAGACCCAGAGCGTTTACGTGGACCACAGTTTCATGCAGCTTGGGCAGATGAGGTTGCAGCTTGGCGTAACCAGCAAGATGTTTGGGATATGCTACAGTTTACCTTACGTCTTGGTCGTAAACCAAGGGTGATGGTAACAACTACGCCAAAGCCCACCAAGTTGATGAGGGGCTTAATTGCTTCTCCTGATAGCTACATTACCAGAGGATCTACCTTTGATAACGTAGACAACTTGGCAAAGCCATTCCTTGATACAGTTAGAAAAGAGTATGAGGGAACAAGGTTAGGGCGACAGGAACTTTATGCTGAGGTATTGGAAGAAGCTGATGGCGCACTCTGGACAACAGAAATGCTTGATCAGTGTACCATTGAAAGAAGTGAAGTACCAGAACTCAATCGTATTGTTGTTGCTGTAGACCCTGCTGTAACAGCTAAGACAGAATCTGACATGACTGGTATCATTGTTGCTGGTGTAGATGTAAACGGGATTGGATACGTACTTGAAGATGCCACGGACAGATTTAGCCCTCAACAATGGGCAGCGAAGGCTATCTCGTTGTACAGGGAGTATAGTGCGGATCGTATTGTTGCCGAAAGGAACCAAGGCGGTGAAATGGTTCGTAGAACACTTGAAGCAGAAGATGAAACAGTTCCTATTCGCCTTGTACATGCTAGTCGAGGAAAAATGGCTAGGGCTGAACCTATATCTGCACTCTATGAAAAACATAAAGTCAAGCATGTTAAAGGTCTTGACGAGTTGGAAACGCAAATGAGAACTTGGGAGCCTTTAGGTTCTCTAGGATCTCCCGATAGGTTAGACGCTTGCGTGTGGGCATTGACCGACCTGATGCACCACGGTAATCCAACCCCTACCTTAAGACTTGCTTACTCTAGCGCAAAAGGTTTAGTGGCCTAAATGAAGAAGATTAGTGAACAGCTAGGTAAACTAGAGTTAGGCCAAGGCGGGGAACAGACCCGCAATGGTACTATTCGTGCAGATGAGTTTCTGCAAGAGATCAAAGGTAAGAAAGCTATCAATAAGTTTCGTGAGATGCGAGATAATGATAGCACTATTGGCGCAATTATGTACGCCACAGAGCAGGTTCTACGTGATGTAGATTATTATGTTGAACCAGCTAAAGATACAGCAGCAGGTAGAAAAGAAGCAGAGTTTGTCG